GGTTCTTACCCATTGAAAGTTTGAGAATAGGCCGAGGGCATTTCGCCCCCGGAACCTCTAATCATTCGCTTTACCTCATAAAATTGAACGTTCGATTGCAGCTATCCTGAGGGAAATTTCGGAGTTGGAGCGAACGATGTCGCGGAGCTTAATAGCTTCAACATATGACATGTTTATTTAATTTGCGTTGTGCAAGAAGAACGTTTTCGAAGAAATTGTTCTTGTGCCGGCAAACACTGTGCTTTTAGGTGTTAGGAATCCGATCCATAACAATGGACCGTCACCAGTTTTCTTCCCGAAGGGGATCGAGAAGTTGCACCACCATAACGTGGCGCTCACCGATTAATAGCACTCAAAGCGGCCTCAGTTCTTCGAGGATCGCTAATGCTAGAATCGGTGGCGCCGCCACTGGACTCGAAATCGCACATCCGCGTCTCCGCACCAACGTAAGCCGCAACTTTCGCGACTCCGGGCGGATCGGGTTTCTCGTGCATGCCCAAGGGATCCTCCTTCGCCTCCATCAATTTCTTCGGAAGCATCTTGTTCTGGATCCCGTTCCATGTCGACTGGTTGGCCAAATCCCGATCAAACTCGCGCAATTCACCAGAGCTCATGCCGTAATCTTCGGCGACACTCTCGTAACACAGATCTGAAGAATTTGGATCCCAGGGATAGGGTCCGCCTGCGACTTTCATATACAACTCACGGTCTTCTTCGTACAGCCGGCGCATCTCCCCTTCAGGGAGTTCCGCCGGGTACATGCCGCAAGTCTCAGCCACGGGTTTCCCGTCCCCAAGGTCGCTGAGCTCCACCCCATACATCTTTGCGAGCGCCGTAAGGTAGGCACCTACGATGGGTGTGTGCTTGTCGACGGTCCAGTAACCCCTTAACTTCAACACATAGCGTTGAGGGTCCCGGTTAACCGCGAGTGAAAGCTTGTCAAGAGCTTTCTCGACCTTGCAATATGAGGAAAACGATTTCATTGGACAAGGATAAATGCGGCTGAGGTATTCAACTCCTTCCTCCGCCACAGCTGAGGTAGTCTCGAGCTTGCGCTTGAAACCATCCATCAGATCAACAAAGTCCAACGCAATCTTCCAGCCAGCGTCATCGACGTATGGTGTGGCTGGTGCGAGTCCATCATCTCCGAACTTGGGACCGATCCAGTAGTATGCTGCTTCTATCAACGAGAAATGCTTGTGCATACGCTTGGCGGGAACTGGGACTGTTTTCATCTTGTCCAATTTCCAATCCTTCTGGATCTTGCGCAGATGGTTGAGAAACGTGGCGTAGGGTAGGGTTCTTGGCATAGCTCCCTCCTCTAACTCACCACAATGTTTCATTGACCGAAACACCATCGCGACAATAGTGGTCTCTAGCTCCCGCTCTGAAAAAGCGTTTGTGTTGAGAACGGTAGTGATGCCGGTGCCACTAGCGTTCTTCCACAAGGAGGACATGACCTTCGGACCCACTTGTAGAGACATATTAAAGCACGCGTCGTAAATTGACAGTGCAGTCTCCCTGTCGCCCTCAGTAACGAAGTACTGAATAAAGGCGCGTGTGATCCGGTTTGAATGACGGGAGTGGGAGTCATCGGCAGCAGTATAGTCGACGCTGCGGATGCCCCCCCCCTCGTAGTGGAGCTCATGGGTACGGCTGATGTCGTAACATTCCTCCACGGACTTTGCTAGCTCGCGGGGGTTCAGCCCTGGATTGTACCAATGAGTCTTCTTCAGTACAATCTCCAATGTCTTGCCCAAAACACCCGAAGAGATCGAGATGTCGTAATTGGGATTTTGGATACCCCGAGGACACTCACCAGTCTTGTGTAAGGCCTCAACTTTTGGTTCCACTCGTCCGAGCTCGGGCTTGGATGGCCCCAAACCGTCAGTGACGGCACGGGCCCTTTGGATCGCCTTGGTCCTATTCTCGAGGATAAGTTCCTTATCAACGAGCTGGACGGTCCCTTTTCCAATGCCTGTTTCATGCTCTATGCACTTAAGCCAAGTATTGAGCACGAGATCGGACATCTTAACATAATCGGGAGGAGGTTCAGACTTGTTCCTCATACCGACCATCTTCTTTTCCACGTAAGCGTCTATAGCCCCTGGAGTCTTTGCCAGGACGCTTGGCGTGTTGCCCGTAATGTTGGGCCCAGCCAAAACAGCTTTCGCGGTAGCAGCCTCCGTCGGCACGTCCCGCGGTTTGCAAGGCAAGGAATAGTATACCGCATTAGGTAACTTGCCCCACCATGAAACAGTACGTAACAGTTCACAATAGGCTGCAGTACCGGGAGTGTTGACTTCATTCTCGATGAACAGCTCTAGACGCTTGATAACCTCGGAAATGTTTAACCCACGCCCGCCGTGAGCATTTACATACCGAAGATAGTCATAGAGTTCTGTCTGCATCGTCGTGCAAGATCGCGGTGAAGTGGCGTTCTTGTACTTGATGGAGGCCATGGGTTTCCCCGGAGTGCCGTTAGCCATGACAAGGATGTCTTGGGTGTAAGGCCTCAAGGGATCACGTGGTACCATCACCACATTATCGCAGCGTTTAGGCGTACGAATCCCTACCGAGTCAAGATTGTGGCCCTTGGTCCAGCACACAAGCTGGTCGACGATAGCATACGGTAAATTAACCGTTTGTAGCGCACACAAGAACACAACCTGCTTGAGTAGGTCGGGTTGAGGGTACCGAATGACATTGTACACGGTGAAAGCGGTCTTCTCCTCATTTTCAATGTACACGATGTCACTTGGGGTAAAATCCCATGCATACTGCTGCTTGTAAATTGCAGTAGCCTGGTCCTTCCCGATGATCTCGACGAATGTGTCCGCGGAATCAGCATAATAAATGCTCTCGCAGGTCTCACCAGCGAGTTCGGGGTAAAAGGAAGCCCAAATGATCATGTCGTGACCGGAATGCTCGGACAAATTGTCGTCGTAGCCCAAGCAATCAATGAGGGTCTTGACAACCTTCTGGTCACCACTGCCGACCTTAGCCGTCTCGGCAGGTGGAAGGGGTACGGGTAAGTGTGACAGGTCTTTTAGTGTATTGACCGGTCTCTCCCCGAAAGCACCCTTGTCGCGGTTGTAAGCATCGTTGGCCGGCCCAATACATGGATCGCACTGGACTGCATTGATACTCTTTGCCACGGCCCGAAGGCTGACCACGGTGGAATGTCGAGCGCTAGCTAGGTAAGGATGACTGCTCCCAGAGCTCCCCGACTGAGACATTGAAGCACGAATGTCTTCCTCAGACGGAACCTTGTATTTCCTAGCCGCGTTCTGAAATCGTGTCTTGGATTCAGCTGAAAAGCCCTTAGCCGCAGCAGCCGGCAACTGATCCAACAAAACCTGGTCCGTAGATGCACCATTATGGTAAAGCGTATGAGCTCGGATAATGTGGTCAGCCCACAGGGATCTCTGTCTCGTAAAAGCACGCGCACCGGACTTCGTCTCGATAGTCTCCGCGTCGAAACCTGCAGGGTCAAAGACACTCTGAAGGGTCGGTGATGGGTCGAAAGGAATGCAGCAAAACTTCTCTACAATCCCTGCCAACCAGGCGGAAAACGTATTAGACACGACCTTGTCGCCGAGCCGGTCTTGTTCCACAACGTATTGGATGGAATCTTGTCGAACCAGCTCAAGCAACTGAGCGAAGGTGTAACCTTCAGACGAAAAGTTGTGAGGTGTTGCGGAAACGTACGGGGTGCACCTCTCCGTATTTAGCCTCAGCTTCTCGTTTGCGGACTCGCGTTCGGCCCGCGTTGGTGCCGTCATGGCACCTGTCTCTTGCTGTAAAAGCCAGCCCCAACCAGCAGCGTAAGACGTAAGGGAAAATCCGATGTGGATGAAGAACC